ACGCAGAATCTTACGACCGTACAAGTGCATACCACGAACGATGTCAGCAAAGCTGTCTGGATCACGGTAGGTTTCTGTCTTGTTGATCTGCTCAGCAGTTGCTACAGCAGAATCATGACCACCAACAATAACACCATAGTCTGTGTTCTGGTTGGCTGTACCGTTCTTACCAGCACCATCACCAATGACTGGCAGGTTGTTGGATACATAAACGCGGAAACCATTCCACTTGCTCATGACAAGACCGTTACGCAGACCACCGGAGTCGCCATAGTCAGCGTTCAAGAAACGTGAATCTTCGTCCATCAAGACTTCCATCATGATTGGGTCGATGACGATCCAACGTCCATCTTTGTCAACGTTCTGTTGGTCAAGCAAACGACCCATACGGTTAATCAACATGACAGGAGATACTGTAGCTGTCGGCAGGGCAGTTGCACCTGGGAGACGAGCAGCAACAGGTGTCGAGTGATCACCAGCAGAAGAAGTTGTGATGTTACCAAACGAACCTTTAATCAACTTCATCGAAGCCAACAGTTCATCGGAACCAGCAGTCGATACAGCTTTTGTACCATTTACTTGGTCATTAACAGCGCCGCCATTTGCATGGATTGCAGTCTGCTTGTAACCGGAGAGGTAGCCGAGGCATTCCTGGTCCAGCTGGTCAGCCAAGCGGTAAGCCGCACGGTTGGTTGCAAGGTCCATGAAGTTTACGTGGCTGTGTGCTTCTTCGATGTCGTCGATCTTGAAAGCAAAGTAGTTGGCTTTGTCGATGACCAACGAGAAGTCCTCGTCGTCAAGGTCTTGAGCTGCGATCTGTGTACCACGAGCATACGAGGATACAGAGATTTCTGGCTCTTTGATGATCTTAACAGTGTCACCCTGTGCAGAGATTTCACCGAAGTAATCGGAGTTGGTAATGTCGTTTGTAAGCGCCTTCTTACGGAAAGCAAGTTGTACTTTCTTCGAGTAGATTACGCTAGAGAAGTTACCGTTAGGTAGGTTGCCGTGACCGGCAGCTGATTGAAAAGCCATTGAAATATCCTCCAAGGATGTTGGGCTTGATAAGTAAAGACACAAGTCTCTTGGTTATGTAGTAGTTGGGAGATGTGTCTCAGTTAAGAGAACCTTTACAATCCGTCTAAGAGGCTGATACATTTCTAGGGTGCTAAGGGGTCAGCTTGCGGCATCGTCCTGTAGGGCCTGTACTTAATCAGGTAAGTCTTATAGATTATGAGTGTTCAGTAGTGACCCAAAAGGGCTACTGTAGGGGTCCGTAGGGTATCCTCAGAGAGGGGCCTATCAAACTCCTACAGTTATAACATACTTAAACCTTTGTGTCAAGGTCTATTTTAAGTATTGGTATTATCTTGCTTTGCCTGAAACGTCGTAAACGAACTTCCCAGATTGCATAGCTTCTTGAATCGCATCGTAGCGGTCCTCGAACTGCTTGTCAGACATCTTAGCTACATCGGATTCTCTAATCTTAGAACCAGCACCGTCGTCATCAACAGGGGTGCGAGTACGCTTAGAAACAGTCTTAGCTGCATCCTTAGCTTGAGTCTTCTTAGCGGAAGGTGTGAGACCATTATCAACTTTGTACAGGTCAATGACACGGATGACACTCGCTGGGTCGTCAGAGTTCTCATAGAGAGCGTCCTGGACTACCTTAGGCTGTGTGTCTACCCAGTCATGGAAAGCATCAGACTCACGGAGTTCAGCAAAGTCAGAGTGAGCTTTAGTAATAGTTGTTTCAGACTTAGTACGCGAAGCTTCGTAGTTAGCTTCATCAAACTCTTTGAGTCGTCCTTCAGCTGTAGCAAACTTCTCGTTGGCCTTCTTGGCTGCGATGGTCTCAACAATAGCTGCTACGTCTGGGTACTTAGCTGCCCAAGCTTCGATATCTTCATCAGACTTAGGGGCTCTGATAGCTGTAGAAGTTGTAGTGGACTCCGCTAGTTTGGACTTCCATTCCTTCTCCTTGTCTGCCATATGTCGGCGCAGGTCTCCGTAGCGCTTCTTAAAGGACTTCTCTTCACGACTAAGACCTTCATCAGACTCCTCGTCCTCTGCCTCGGGTTTAACCTCTGCCTCAGGTTCGTCTTCTACTTCTTGTTCCTCGTCCTCTTGGTCGTCTTCTTGATCCTCGTCTGTACTGTACTGGGCTTTCATAAGCTCTTCTAGTTCTGCTTCTTCCTTCTCAAGCTTGGCTTGTTTAGCGGAGTAGTTAGCACCACGATCGACATAGCTTTTAGCTTTAGGGTTTGCATCTTTAACGATATCTTGAGTAGCCATTTAGGTAGTTCCTTTATGTGCTAGATTTACTAGCGTTGGGGCCAGCGTTATGCTGAGTAGCCTTATTATTATTAGGTAGTACGGGGTGTGGCAACCTCGTGTGTCTTAGCTGCCACACTTCTTTATTACTTAGTGGGCTTCTTCATTAAGCCACCTTTAGCACGGCCACCTGTAGCCATCTTTTGACCATCTCTATCAGCAGCCCTCTGTGCTCTGTCTCTTGCAGAACTCGAAGGCCTAGAAGAGCTTACCGAAGGTGGTGGAGTGTTCGCTCTTGTCTGAGTGACATTCCTTGCTTGTGGTCTAGAAGAACTAGTTGGTGCTGTACTGCCAGTAGCTCTAGATACAGTAGTGTTACCGTCACTTGAAGTAGCACGGTTGTAGCTCACACCGCCGTTACGATCCTTGTCCTTCTTACTCGAACTAGAGTTCATAACACGGTTTACCGTATTTGTAACGTTACGACCTGCACTACCGTCTGAAGGTCTTGAGGACTTTGTTGGTGTACCTAGTCCAGGTGTAGTCGTAGCTGTCATACCTTCTTGTACTGGTGAGAAAGAACCTCTAGTAGTCTCAAGGCTCTCAAACAGTTTATCACCGTCGTACATACCGCCGAGTACCTTAGGTAGTCCAGCTTCAGAGTCATAAAGACCTACCTGAGCTTTAAGCTGAGCAGCTAGCTCTGGTTTACCCATAGCTTCAAGAGCCATAACGTTAGCAGACACCTGAGCTGAGTTAGTAGCTGACATAAACTTACCAAGGGCGCCAGTCAGTAAACCCCCTGCGAGCCCACCGCCACCACCGAGGACACCGCCAAGTAAACCGTTACCAGACAGTAAGCTATCACCCATTCGGCCCATAAGACCCTTGGATTCTTTAGCCTCGGTTGCAGACGTAGCTACAGCTTCCATTGACTGCTTAAACAACTCGTCAGGGTCGTCGTAGTTATACTTAGACATCCAAGAGTTAGGGTCGCCTTGAGGTGCTCTGTTAGATGTTGAGCTGCCTCCGTCACGGTTACGTGAGCTAGTAGTAGACTGAGTTGGAGTTGCTGCTGGAGCCTTAACCGCCTTGGGCATACACACCTTAGTCTTTGGGTCCCAAGCGTATCCCTCTGGACACACAGGTGCTGTACCTTGGGTATTCTGAGAACCTTTAGGAGGTTCAATAGAGAATCCCAATTGGTAGTCAGCTGGGTTAAAAGCACTACGACCTGGGGCACCATCAGCAAAACCACCTTCAGCAAAACCAGGAACGTTAGCCTGTGTGGCAACATTAGCTGGGGTAGCGGAAGGAGCTTCTACATCACCGACTTGTGGTGCTTGAACAAAGATACCTTTAGACTTTAGCATATTAACAATAGAAGGGTCAGCTTCTGCTGCAGCTCTAACTCTATTAACAAGGTTGTCAATGTCAGTGCCTTCGACAACACCACCTTCAGCCATCTCTAGTTCGTCTGCTGAAACGTCAACACTGTCACCACCGATACGACCATCTTCTGCCATACCTTCCATACCAGCCTTAGCTTTGTCCCGAAGCTTCTCAAAGTGAGCTACACCAAAGTACTTTACCACATCGGCAGGCACCACGTATTCACCAGGAGACAGCTTAGCGTCTAAGTCGTCTCTTACATCTTCAGCGTTAGAACCTAAAGGTACTTCGTTCCCTGATACAGGGTCTACGCTCATACCATCAGTGGCTAAACCACCGTCTTCGTACATCTTATCCATTTAGAATGTCTCCGTCTTAGAGTTGTTAACTTTATCACGAAGCATCTTTAAGCTACGTAATGCTTTGATTTCACCTTGTATGCGGTGTAACTCCAAGGGTTCATCCCTTTGTTCTAGTTGTCTTTGGCAGTAGGTAATACGTGTATCTAGTTCTACATTGAATGAGTCCCAGAGTGTCTTGTCATTTACTAATCGTTTAATTTCCATAGTCTATCTTTCCGTAACTTCAAACTGACCACCTGACTTTAAGGTAATGTTGTCTGTGTTATCCTTGTTTTTAACCCAAACTTCTATGCGATCGTCTTTTTGTAGGGTAGTGTTAGTTGTGAAAGATACGTTACTTGCTAAAGGAAACACGGTACCAAAGATTGTTGTCTTATATTCTGGTCCAATGTTTGAGTATGTAGCAGAAGCGTAGTTAAACTTTCTAAACTGTACACCTAGTTCTACACCAGAAGACCCAGAGAAAGAAAAGATACCAGAGCACTTTACTTCGACCCCAAGGGAGCTGTTTGACTTAAGACCGTTAGTATTATCAACACTAAACCAACAAGCATCAGCTATTGTAACAGAACCTGTTATTTGATAGAGGGTGTCTTGTTCAGAAACAGTAATTACACTGTCAGCGTCTGGAGAGACAGAAGCACCTGGGTACGTGTTAGCAAGGCCTACACAGTCTCTTATTAAGGCTTTAATAGAAGTAGATGGCATGTTGGGGATAGGGTCTGATAAAGGATTTACTCTTACGTTACTTAAAGTAAAACCAGAGTCTAGTATAATGTTAGACGGAGCAAAGTCACAGAAAGTGCCATTGTCAACGTCTAGTCTTAGTATATTAATATTAGACCTAAAGGAACCACCAATCGAAAGGTTAGCTCCAGCCTTAAACAAAGTACCTGGGAAAGGAGTTCCAAGTAGGATACTGTTTAAGATAGCCCAGCCACCACCCCAGGTGCCAGATACTGTAAAACCGTCTGTACAACTAACAAAACCAATGTTCTGTGTAAGAGCTTGATTGTAGTTAGCAAGAGTACCTAGGGAAGTACACTCGTTAAAGTTAAGGCTCTGCCAACTAATTCTACCTGTGTTTTCTTTGTTGTCTAGGTTAAAAACCTGAGAACCAGAACCATCAACTTTGAATGCCATAAGGCTAAGAGCTAGGCTACCTGCGTAGGTGGTGTTGTCATAGATAAACATAGTGTAGTTGTTAGCGGTACTGAAAAGAAGAGAGGTGTTTAAGGTAGTACCTAGTATATTGAGACCACCAGGTGGGACTACAATTGACTGGTTTCCCATGTCGATGTGACCGTCAATGACGTAAGCTTTGGTGCTGTCTAGGTCTCCT